ACCTTCAGAATTGACTCCAACTGCACATTCATACAATATTGGATTCATCTGAATAATTCTAACAATAGGCAAGAAATACATGCGAATCAGCAATTGAAGGACAAGTGGAGCACTTTGAAATACCCTTACTTTATCTTTCGTTTGTTTTGTTGGTTCGTCTTTAAGGCATGACTTCCAAACCATATAACATCTTTCACCAGATTTTAAAATTGAAACTATTTTGTCAAATTCGTCCCAAACTTCTGGTGTAAATGTACGTGGTTTGCCTACTCCAAGATCTTCATCAGTGTCAATATCCACAAGGAATGGATGTTTTGAGCCACTTAACGGAAAACCAGGAGAGGAATTAAAATTCATAGGATCAATAAATTTAACACCACGCAAACCACTAACAGTAGCGACTCGCGACAATGGCGCACATTCAAATAATTCTGGAATTTTAATTGCTAAACCAGTTGTCAAATCCTTCATGGAACGTACTGCTTTTGACAATACACTTCCAATAGGAAGACTAGGTACAGCAGCATGCACAAGTGTTGCTTGATATGGAAACCTACCCTTACCTTTCATTTTTGGTGGACCCCATTTCTGAGGAACGTCAAAAACTTTTGTAACAGCATCTGATATAATGGTAGGAGACACCTTGCTATAGGGTGTAGCCTTACCACTTGTTTTTCCATAAACATCAATACAAGCTCCTTCTGTTAAAAAGTTAACAGCACTTCTTGGATGAATTTCATCTCCTTCAAAAATGTTCTTTCCAAAAGTTTCAGTAGGAAAATCTCCCATGTTAGGTGATAATTGGCCACTACTAGCAGACAAAACAACCCCATCAACGCCTTTTAAAGCGCTAACAGCCAAGTTGATTTGATCTACAGTAAGTGTACCACAACCACCTTTTTGGTGTTTTCCTCCTAAGTGAAATCCTAAAATAGTGGAACCTTTCTCATCACTAATAATTGGAGACATACACATTCCAGCCTTTGTTACTATAGGTAAAGTATAATAACTACCAACAAAATCGGCTAGAGTATGTTTAACAATAGTGGTTCCTTCAAACAATAACGGAATTGCTTGAACTTCACTTTCTAAAATATCTCGTGTAACCATTTTTGCTGCTGACTTTTTAAGAACATTACCAGCAGGTAAAAACTTTCTAAAATCCTTCAT